CGGGGAGGTCCGCGGGGAGATAACCAGTATCAGAAAGCAATTCCATCATGTAAACAGTAAAGTAGTGCTCGGAGATGAAAGTTTCGCCGTAATCCCAATCCGGAATATTGCCTTCCGCGTTATCGCGCAATTCGATAAGGGCGTCGTATTCTTCGCGGAACTCATCGCATAGCCGGTCGGCGTCGGATTCGGTACCTTCCGAGTTAGTGTCAGTTCCGACTTCTTCCAATTCTGCGATACGCTCCATAACCTCACGCGAATCGAAAAAGTTATCGGTTCCGTCGAATGCTGTGTTACTCATTGTGTGCCTCCCGGCGGTTGGTGTGTTTACAGTCTGGCAGTTTTAGGGGTGAATGTCAATCCCAAAGGCCACCGATAACGGCCTTACGCTTACGCAATGCGACATGCGCGCGATGATCCGTGGTGTGCTGGTGTTCCCACGGGCACCGGCCAGCGGGTGTAATGTCTTCTCGCCATGAGCGATAGCATTCTAGGCAAATCATGTCCCCGTCGCGGTATTCGGTGCGTGCGATCCCGTATGCGCCTTTAGTAGCCATTGTTTCAATCCTTCGGTTGGGTTGTTAGTACCTACAGTACGCGCTTATGCGGGTGGTGTCAAGCGCTGTGACCTATTCGTTACACTCAAGTTCGCCGTGAAGGTAGAACGCCACTACACCTAAGAATGCGATAAGGATAAGGGAGGATATGACCGCGAGAGAAGGGCTGGCGAATAGCAGCACCCACCTCAGCACGATAAGCCACAATGGGACCAGGACGGCGGCAGACAACAACCATACGGCGAGCGCGATACGGGTTCGGGTACGAATGACGGTAGTCCTTAGAACGTAGGAATAGCGGTGATGGTGTGCGGTGCGGTGGCAGGTGCTGGGTGCGTGGTGTGCATGGGTACGCGGGTTGCTAGGTGTGCCATCGACGCGATGCCAGCGGGTGAGGATGTGGGATACATGGGGAGATCCTTAGATAGTGGAGCCGATAAGATAGCAGGCCGTGAGTACACCTGCGACCCAAACGATACGCACAATGTCCCGAATAAAGTAGTAGATACGTGAACGTTCGTTAGCCACGGTTGTCACCACGCGCGGGAGGGGCGATACGGGCCGACACCTGAGCCGACATGTGGGGGGTGGTGGACATGAGCGCCGCAGCAAGAGCCATATCGCGTTGACGTGCCCCGTAGGCACCAGGTGCCGGGTCGTTCGCGACGTAAAGGTCGATTGCCTTGGGCGATGACTGGAAGAAAGTTGCGATTGCTTTGAACATACCTTAATCATACGTGCTTCTGCCCGCAATATCAAGCCAGAATGGCAAGTTTGTCGAATTGACTTTGAGGTTGAAACATGCTAGGTCGCGAAGTGGGCTCGACACGCGGGTAGGGGTGCGGGCACGCGCGCATAGCACAGTTTGGAGCGGGTGTCAAAATTGACAAAGGTCTCAGATTAGAGTAGCGAGGGGGGGCACCCTGCCCGCGCGCACCCCCCGTAAGCACAGTCAACACCAAGAGGGTCTCCGCAGAGGAGCTGATTGATCTCTGGAGGGACCCCGTTTGTTCCAATACAGGGTGTGGGGAGACCAAGCGACTTCACATGGATCACGACCACAGCACCGGCAGGTTTCGGGCTCTGCTGTGTGGCGGGTGCAACTCGGCGCTGGGGCTCCTAAAAGAGTCCACCGAGCGGATACAGGGGCTGAAGAAATACATTGAAAACGTCCAGTAGCACCCGCACACAAGGCCCCACCCATCGTTTTTCATCGCCCCAAATTATTTTCGATTCCCATTTTCGTCTCCGGGGCGTTTTTCCGTGTTAGGATCGTACCGATAATTATTTTTCAAAATTGAAGGAGTCTTCATGGCGCACAACCTCCAACCTATAGGCGACGAAGACCCTGCGTTGATGTGTACGGCGTGTCATCAGTGTCCTTGTTGTACGGGGTTGTCGGAGGACTGCGAGCCCGGGTGATAAACTAGAGGGAGACTTTGACCCCGGAAGGAACCCTTTATGAGTAAGTTTGCGGATAAGCAGTTTTGGATCGACACGATGGATCGCACGCTGTCCTCGTTCGCCCAGGGTATTCTCGGTTCCGCTGCGCTGGAGACAGTTGGCGTGATCGATGTTGACTGGGTGCAGGTTCTCTCGCTTGGTGGCTCGTATGCGCTTCTGTCGCTTTTGACCTCTGTGGCGTTCCGAGGTTCGGATAAGCACCCCACCGCGACGATCTAGGCCGGAAGGCCGTGACGGAAATGACCCCACCGTATCCCCAGGCTTCTGAGGCGGTGGACAACGCCTTGTTCTCAGCGATTGAAGGGCTTCGGGCATCTATGGACATGGGGTTTACCCGAGTTGAGGGCCAAATCAAGGATATGGTAACGAAAGGGGAGTTTAACGCGACTATTCAGCGCTTGGACTCTAAAGATGACCAACTTGACGCCAAGATGGATACGGGGTTCAAGGACATGGAACTGAAGGTTGCATCGGGCTTCCAGGAGGTGAAGGACGCAGATAAGGAGCGAAACACGAAGAACAGGTGGTTCTGGACTCTGTTGGTGTCATTCGCGGGAGTCCTTTCCGGGTGTATCTTCGGCATCATTTCACTGATAACCAGGTAACATTTAGATAACGAACCTCACGATTGCCCTGCTTTGGCGGGGTTTTCGTGTTTCCAGAGGGTAAACTTATGAAAGCGGCGTAGACCTAGACGTAAGAATGAGGGTTAGCGCGCTGGATGGTTGGGCGCGGATTACCACGATGGCCCTCATCGCCGCGATACTTTAGGGAAAGGGAGAAGCATGTCAGAAGTAAAAGTAGGGGACTACGTTCGGCTTGTAGGCCCTTCCTGGGAGAATGATTACGACGGGTACGGCGTGGGGGATATTGTTCGGGTTGTGAAGGTAACCGACTTCGGTGCGATTTGGACTGAAGGGGTTGGTAAGGTCGGGCAAAACTGGAAGCTCTATGACAGCGATAGTGTTTACTACCCGGGCTACGCCGTGGAGGTTGCGGATATTAATGTCACGCACAAGGGCCGACCTGTGGAGGATCTACCCCGGGAGGCCCTGACGTTCGAGCAAAAAGTCCGGCGCATCCTCACCGACGTAGGCGACATTGTGGTAGCCCGGAACAAAGAGTACGGGAACAGCGCCTTGGATCCGGTTCGTGTATTCAGTAAGAGTGACCGTATGGAGCAACTAAAGGTTCAGCTGGATCACAAATTAAGTCGAATCGCAAGAGGCGGAGACCCGGGAATCGACACGCTCCGAGACCTTATCGGCTACGAGGTTCTCTACATTATAGCGATGGAAACCGAGTAGAGAGGAAACTAATGACGACGATTGCAGCTAAGGTCACCAACGGCAAGGTGAAGATCGCCTGGGACTCACAGGCCACTGCCGGGAGTAGAGCCACTTACGGTATTAACAAGGTCGTGAGGATTAACGACCAGTTCGCGGTTGGCATCGCGGGGTATCTCCGGTACGCGAACCTGGTCCATCGGGCGAGTGTGAACAGGATTCATCCGTTCGATCTTTCCCAGCCGGAGTTCGATGGGTACGCCTGGCTCTTGGACGAGGCAGTACCCGCGTGGATGGAATCTGTGAAGAAAGAACTTGAGAACCTCCCGGGCGAGGCCGAAAAGCTGGACGCGCCCTGGGGTCAAGCCCTCGTTGCACTTGGTGGGAAGATTTACACTGTGGGGGCGGACTTCTCTGTTATGCCGGTCGAGGAGTTTACGGCCATTGGGTCTGGGGGGTCGTTCGCGCTGGCCGCAATGCACTTGGGCAAGGCCCCGAAACAAGCAGTTGAGATTGCCGCTGAGTTGGATCTTTTTACCGGCGGACGAGTACAGGAGATGACGGTTTAATATGGGAAACGCATACACACTTGAAGAAGTAGAGCAGGAAATCAGCCAGACGTATCAGTGGTTTCACCGGGAGGCGGGCGTGACGGTTTATCCTCGCGAGGAGGGGCACCTGGGGTCGCTCTGGGCGTTGCATGATCTTCTTGTGGAGGATCGCCGGGACGCCTTGACTGCTGAAGAGTTTAAGGCGGAGCATGGTCGCGGTACACATGCAGTAGACTAGTAACGACGGGGTTCCCTCCCTTCCCCCGTCACAAAAACGCACCTTCCCTCCCTTGGGTGCGGATACCCCCTCTGGTTGTAGGCATTGCGCCTCCCGGAGGGGGTTTCACTTTTTCCTCGTAGTAAACTAGTGGTAAGCCGAAAAAGGGTTTGTAGTAGGTGTTGCCGTCAAACCAGAAACCCTGCGGGGGTGACCCCAAGACACAGGCTCGAAGTTCGAGTGCTTACTGTTAGGGCGGCTGTTACAACGGAGGACTTATGACTGACATGGAAATTGACCCGCGCTTGGAGCGGTTGGTTTGGAAAAGCCTAGGGCTAAAGACGGTGCGCCAGATTGCGGAAGAGACGGGTCTTACGCCCGATGCGATTTTTGCTATCAAGCGGGAGCTGTATGAAAGCGTGGATGTGCTTTCGGTGGAGCAGAAGAAGCAGAAGTTTATCGTGATGCTTGAGGAGATCGCACACGACACCAAGGAAGACTATGACAACGCCCCCTACGAGTTCAAGTCTGGCCTGATGAACAGCAGTATTGCGGCCATGAAGACGATTATGGTGGAACTTAATCGCACCTCCAAGGAGGAACAGGGCCGGATTGAGCAGTTGAACGCTCTTAGGGTCAAGGAACTCCTCCGACTTGTGGATACGACAGTCGCTACCACCCTTGCCGAGATCGCCACGACCTATGAACTTGACGAGGACGAACTCCAAAGCATCTTCCAGTCCCACCTGGTCCCCACGGCGCAGTCGCTAGATACCATACGTGCATGATCGTATGGTAGACCGATTACATGGGAAAATACATCGTCTACGGCATACAGGACATCCGGGAACCCGGTAGAATCAGGTACGTGGGGAAAACTACGGGGGACCCGAAAGTTAGAATGTCTAACCACTGGACCTATTCGCGCCGTCCGGGGAGCCTCTCCCGGATTCATGGGTGGCTCCGAAGTCGATCCAGTGTCCCCGAAGTGGTTGAGATGATTCCCCTGGCCTACTCAGATTCAGACGATGAGTTGAGTCAGTTGGAGATCGATACCATCCGGGATTACAGGGCCCGCGGGATGGCCGACCTTAACCTGACGGATGGTGGGGAGGGCTTGCGGGGTTACAGTCGATCCCCCGAAAGCCGGAAGGCCATCTCCGAGAAGTACAGGGCCAGCGGAGGCCCCGTGGCTAAACTGACATGGGATCAGGTTTGGGAGATCCGAGAGCACCGGATGAAGGTGTACGAGGAGTCCGCAGACACAGCCAAGCGTTATGGGGTTTTGGGGTCGGCCATTTCCCGAATACTACTGAACGTCCTGTGGCGAGACGACGAGTTTGACCCGGGGCTAGTGGTCCCGAGGCCACCCGGTTCACATAAGAGCGCCGCATTTAACATGGACACCATCCGGGAGATACGGACCCTGCGCCAATCATCTTGGGTCTCGTCTAAATCCATCGCTGAAAATTACGGGGTTTCTGAGTCGGCCATCCAGCACATCCTGGACAATCGCTCGTACAGGGACCCGAATTACGACCCCGCAACTCTTATCCGAAGGGGTCAGAAATGAACCTATCCACCGTAGTCAACGAGGCCCTGGAAGAGATTCGCAAGGAATCCCAGAAGAAGATTTACCGGAGGGACCCAGAGGCCTGGTATGCGGATGTACTAGACGGGCGCTGGTGGTCGAAACAGCGAGAGATCGCGTGGTCCTTCGCTGACCCTGAGAAAAACCAGACGATGACCGTTGTGAAGTCATGCAACGGTATTGGAAAGACCGCTATTGCAGGTGACCTGGCCACGTGGTTGATCGCGGTTAACGACCCGATGGAACTATCCATCATTGCTACCGCACCCATCTTCTCTCAGATCGGTACGGGCCTCTTTCGGTACATAAACGACAACTACAATGCTGCCAAGTCTGCCGGGTTCCTGATCCCTGGACGGTTCGTTGCTGATCCGGCGATTAAGGTGGCCCGCGAGGGTGGCGGTAACGACAAGGCCGTGATGCAGGCTAAGCGACCCGCAGACAATAACCTGATCTCGTCATTCCAGGGTATCCACGATGGAGTCGTTGCGGTGTTCATGGACGAGGCCGGAGGTCTTCCCGAGGACCTGTGGATCGGTGCTAACGCGGTTACAACCAACGAGTACGCGCGTATTCTGGCAATCGGGAACCCGGACTCCCTCCACACCGCGTTCCATGCCCGGTTCACGGAGCGGGAGAGATATCGGGATTGGCACACAATCTCGATCTCCGCCTACGACTCCCCAAACCTCACTGGGGAGATAATCCACCCCGACCCGGAGAAGGACAAGGCGATCAAGTCGCACCTCGTCCAGAAGTCTTGGGTTGAGATGATGGAGCGCCAGGCCCACCCTAACGTGGTGCTCGCCAAGGTACATGGGGAGTTCCCCAAGGACAGTTCCACCTCGTTCTTCCCCCAGCACGCGATGGCGACGGCGTACAACACGGAGATCAACCCGGATGGTGCGGACGTTATCCTGGGCGTTGACCTGGCGTTCGGCGGTGAAGACGACACTTGGATATACGAGAATCGCGGCGGGCGCGTTCGGGCGCTGGAGAAAATCCAGTACGAGGATGACTACATGAAGTTGGCCCGACAGGTTCACAACATCGCCAAGGTCCGAGGGGCGTCCGAGTTGCGGGTGGACGCGGGCGGTACAGGTAAGGGCATTTACTCGCTTTTGGAGACTGAGTTCTCCGGGGAGTACGCGCTCATCGGCCTCCAGGGCGGAAAGGCGTCGCCTGACAACTCTCAATGGGCGCAGATGCGCGCCTACATGTACGATGACGCGCGAAGGCAGATGCAGTCGGGCCTGATCGACCTTGATTACGAGGACAAGGCGCTCAGAGAGCAGATGCAACGGCAGACCTACGAAATTAATGCCCGCGGCGCTATCCAGATTACCCAGAAGCAAGAAATGCGCAAAAAGGGGTTGTCGAGCCCCGACGAACTGGACGCGGCAATCATGTCCATCGTAGATTTGTCATTTATGACGGGACAGGAGCCCGTAGGCACCGTTTATTCAATGGATTACGCTGAGGTACCCGATTTCGGATTCCGCGAATATGCCGACCGCCCCGGGATGCCCCTCTGGTAAACTAGGAGAATGAGCACTCAAAGCGACCCGATTAGCGCAATAAGCGAGCAATTACGCGGTATTATTGCGGAGAATGAGGAACTCCGAGAGGGGATGGCCGATGTTCGAGCCCGCCTCCAGTATGAGGATGCCGGATGGAAACTAGTCGGGGATTGGGTCTCGGGTGACCACCTGGAGGGGCTGGATCTCGAAGAAGTCCAGATGATCGCGGCGAAACTTGCCCCCCGTGTGGCCTCCGGGTCGCTGTTCAAGCGGGCCGTGGACATCCACGCAGGCGGGGCATTTGGTCGAGGCATGTTCATCGACGGAACCGAGAAACCGGACGGAGCGGGTAGGCCGTCCGCACTTCGACAGTTCTTCATTAAGACGACGAACCAGGAGGCAATTTTCTCGGAAAGCGCCCAGGCGGAACTCCAGAAGGGTCGGTTTATCGAGGGCAACGTGCTCGCCGCGGTAAACAAGAAGGGTAAAACCGTCAATCGCATTCCGTTCAACCAGATTACCGGGGTGAAGGTCGATCCCGACTACCCGGAAAACATCATCGCCTACCAGCGCACTTGGGACACCAAGGACGGCACGGAGGACAGCGTGCGGAAGCGATGGTACTACACCAAGCGGTTTGAGGGCAAGCGAAAGCTCTACTTTGAGGATAGGGACAAGAAGCGAATCCCGGTAGACCCAGACATCACGATTGTTGATCTCCGGGCCTCCAGGCAGCCGGGACACGTACTTGGCGTGCCGGACGGGCTCGCCGGGATGCACTGGGCGGAAGCCTACGCAGAAACGCTCCGCAACGGAATGGTTGTCGTGGAGTCCCTCGCCCGCATCTTGTTCCGCGTCACTAATAAGACCAAGCAGGGCGTCCAGTCCACGGGCGTGAAGATCGCCAACTCCAGTGGGATTATGGGTGGCACCGCGAGCATGGCGGAAGGCCAGGAACTCACGGCGGTCTCTACCGCAGGGCGCTCTTACGCCTTCTCCGAAAACCGGCCAATCGCGGCAATGGCGGCGGCAGCATGGAACGTCAGCCTCCCCGACCTTCTTGCGGACGTGAGCGCCAGCGGCAGTTCATATGGGAGCGCACAGGCCATTCAGCCATCCCTGAGAAATGCAATGTTGTTGATGCAGAAAGAATGGGCGGCATTCTTCAAAGGCATCTTCGAGGTTGCGGGACTCGGCAGGCCGACGATTGTCTTCGAGCCCTTTGAGACCCCCGACAAGTACCGGGAACTCCAGGCCATTACCCTCGGCTCAGTGGCTTTGACGGACGAGGAGTACCGCATGTCGGTTCTGGCGGCGCTGGATATTGTTGGCGATTCGTCAGATATCCCCGAGGCCCTGAAACTTCGCAACGAACCTCAGCAAACCGCAGCCCAGCAGGCATCCCCCGACCAAGGCGTTTCTAATTCGACCGGGGGCGGAGGCCAAGGAGCCAACGATCAACGCTCGGACGGAATTGGGGAATCGTTGCGTCGAGAGATGGCGATGTCGGAGATTGTAGACCGCTTTGAAGAGCTTGTCAACCGTGCCGAGCTTGCGGCTAACTCATAGTTCGCTCACAGATAGGGTAAACTGGTATTAGAATGACGACCACAATTACTAAGCACCTCCTGGAAGCGGCTACGCTCATTGGCGAGTCGGCCTCCGAGGACGGCACCTGGAAGATCAAGGTCATCTCAGAGGGTAAGGGATCGAGCGGCATTTACACCGCCGAACTCCTGGAGGGCCACCACTCTGCTTTTGATGACGTACTCAGCTTCAAGAATCACCCTACAGGGTGGGACGGCCCCGAGTCCCGCGATTTCACGATGATCGCGGGGGAGATTTCCGGTGCTACGTGGGTTGACGTGGACGAAACAGGCCGGAAGGCCATCTACGCCAATTACCTGCCCGACCCGGAGTTCAAGGACAAGCTGGAACGCTACAAGGACAAGCTGGGCCTGAGTATCTACATTGAAGGTTCCGGCTACGAGAATGAGGCCGGGGAGTTCGTCGTTGACTGGTTCAACCCCGCCGATCCGTATGCGAGTCTTGATGTCGTGATCGCACCCGGCGCTCGGGGCAAGTTCCTCGAAAGCGCCCGTAAAGCTTACGAGTCGGTAACACCCGGCCCGAAGAAATCAACCGTCACCTCGGCGGAAGAAGAAAAGGAAATCAAATTGGACGAAAAGGATCGCGAGAAGCTTGACGCTCTCGTAACCGCCGTCGCCTCTCTGGTTGCCGACAAGGAAAAGGCTACCGCCGAGGCCGCTCAGGCCACCGCAGATGCTAACGCCGGTCGGGATGCTGTTGAGGCGTATGACGCCGCTGTGTCGGCTATTGACGCCGCTGAACTCCCTGAGAAGGTTGTTGAGTCGCTTCGCAAGCAGGCCAAGGAGGGCGTTGACGTGGCACCGCTCATTGAGCAGGCCAAGGAAATGAAGGAAGCACTTGCTACTTCGCTCCAGGAGTCGGCTGCAAGCGGTCGAGACTTTGGTAGCAAGACGGAGACCAAGTTTGGAGCGTTCAAGTAATGGCTAAGAACCTCGTTTACAAAAACGACAACAAGAAGAACCGCGTAGAGACCCTTGCGGCTACCTACGACTCGGGACGCCCCGTAATCTCCCGTGCAGGACTTGCGGCAGTGACCGTAACGGCTTCGGGAGACCACACCCGGTCAGAGGCCATTTCGGGATTCGGCACCCTCTCGGGTATCCCCAACGGCGGGGTCGGCCTTACGGGCAAGGAAGTTACGCTTGCATTCGACGGCACCTGGGAGTGGCCTGCCTCGGAGATCACCGGCATTACCGCCGCTACCCCCCAGGGCACCGCAGTAAACTTCGTGGTTGCCACGGGCGTTCTCACCAACGCGGCTGTCGCAGGTACCACCGTCGTACCTTTCGGCTACGTGGACTTCCCCAAGGACTATGACAAGACCCGTGGATTCGTCCCGGTTCGGATTGGAACTCGATAATGGCCGACTACAAGGACGAGTTCACTCTCGACGGTCGCCTGAAGCCGGTTGGCCGTGTAGTTACGCGCCAGAAGGTTGAGGCCGCAGACAACCTCCTCCAGAAGGCGCTCCGGGGTGACAAAATCGCCGCTGGTACGCTGGCCGAGGCGTGGAGCACGACTGACCTCCCGTTCAATGTGGCTCACCTCATCAACGCGGTTACGATTCCACAGTTTGAGGCCGCACCGCGTACCTGGACGGACGTAGCAGGCGTTCGCGTGGCCCCTGACTTCAACCCGGTTCGTCTTCAGAGCCTCTACAGCCAGGTCACTGGTTCGGCGGTTCACGAAAACGGTGGCCTCGTCACGATCCCGGAGCACGCACCCTACCCGCACATTACTGTGTCGGGCCAGGAGGCAATGTACTCGAAGCTTGCCAAGGTCGGTGCGCGTTTTTCATGGTCGTGGGAATCGCAGATCAACGACGTTTCGGACTTCTTTGGGAACATCCCTGCGGAACTTCTGGAGCTGGCCCTCGACACTGAGGAGCGCGAGGTGTACGAGGCTCTGGTCAACGGCACCACGCAGACTCTCGCGAGCCAGACCCTCCCGGACGGCACCGTTGTTCCGGCGAACGCGGCTCTCACCCCCAACGCAATCTGGGCGGCTCTGATTCAGCTTCAGAACGTTGAGGTCAACGGTCGCAAGGTTGGCCGCGCAAGTGGCTACAATGTTGTCGTTCCTGCGGGCACGAAGGACTTCATCGAGTATGCACTTAACCGTCAGATCATCTCGATTCAGGATGGCTCGATCACTTACGGTCCGGGCGACATGTCGGCTCTGGCGAACATCTCGATTGTCGAGACCTCGTTCTTGACGGGCACCAACTGGATCGTTCTGCCCAAGCCGGGCGCGATTCGTCGCCCGGTGCTCGAACTTCTCCGCCTGCGCGGTCACGAGGCTCCCGAGCTTCGCGTGCAGGCCAACGCGGGTAACTACCTTGGCGGCGGAGTTGTCTCACCCTTCGAGGGCGACTTCGAGGCCGATGAGATCGCGATGCGCGTGCGATACGTTGCAGGTGGCGTTCTCTGGTCGGATGACTTCAGCGTGAAGTCGAACGGCACTGGCTCGTAACCCAAACGTTACAAGAAAGCCCCCTAGGCCCCTACTCCGGCTTAGGGGGTTTTTCGTGCCCTGGTAGAATGAGAAGAGACCCTTTTGAAAGGACGACCCCCGAATGGCGTTTGAACCTAAGCCGGTAGTGCTGACAAGTGGCACGAACCCGAACCCGTCCCTCGCACCTGAACCGCTCGTTGTGATCGGGGGTTTCCCGACTAAGGCGCAGGTTACGGCCCTCACGAACGTTACGACCCCGGACGCTACGGATGGGGCAACTGCGGTTACGCTCGCTAATGCGTTGAAGGTCAAGGTCAACCAGATCATCGCCGCGCTGAAGGCATAGTCGTGGCTACCCCTAAACCTGTCAAGCTCACTCAGGTCGATGCCGCAAGCTACGACGGTGCTTTCGAGCCCGAACCCCTGATCGTTGTAGGAACTATTCCCGGTGGCGGGGGTGGGGGCGGTGGCGACGTGGCTTCGGTCAACGGCAAGACCGGCGTAGTAGTTCTTTCCGCAGGGGACGTTGGTGCTCGCGCAGCGGGGACGGTGCCTTGGGCCGATGTAAGTGGTACGCCCGCCACTTTCCCGCCCGCCATTGGTGCGACTGCTACGACAGCGGTTGCAGGCAATGATGCACGCCTCGCGAAGGCGGACACGGCTGTGCAGCCCGCAGGTCTAACGAAGGCCGCCGTCGGTCTCGGGTCGGTGGACAACACCTCGGATGCCGCAAAGCCGATTTCAACTGCGACGCAGACTGCGCTCAATCTCAAGGCACCTCTCGCGTCTCCCGCGTTTACGGGTACGCCTACGGGCATTACGAAGGCGCATGTCGGCCTCGGCAACGTCGATAACACCTCTGACGCCAATAAGCCCGTCTCGACTGCCCAGGCTGCCGCGCTTGCGGGTAAGGCGGGCGCTGGCGGTGGGCTAACGGGTGTGACCGTGTGGGATGCGGTGGAGGACATTACTTCACCTGTCGCGGGTAGCATTTACTTCGTCAAACGCGCGTAAAGGGGGGCGGTATGTCCCCGGTATTCACTTTTGACGGTGCGGATTTTATTAACCTGGCGACAGGGGGTAAAACGCCCGCCGAACCAGCCTCTTACGACTGGTCTGACGACAACCTCCCCTGGGCACAGGGCGGGCCTGACGCAAGCGCCGCCGACCTCCCACCCGGTGTGCCTGTCGTTCCCATCCAGACCGGGGGTGGCACTTTCGCACAGCGCATTGATGCCACGCTTGGCGCACAGTCTGGGCGTGCGATCATCGAGCTACCTGCCGGGGTTCACTCTCTCACCGAGTTCAAGCCCATCGGGGCGAGCGGTAACCCCACCTATGCGTTCGGCTACTGGAACCCGAAACTTGCGGGGTTCTACTCCGCAGCCGGGGCGGGCGAGTGCATCGTAGAGATGGCCCCAGGTTCGGTCTCTCAGGCACAACTCGATTACATGTCCACCATGCGGCAGTCGGACTTCGCGCCTCTGCAAATGGGGCTCATGCGGATCGACACAGTTTATCAGGGCGTGGGTGTTCCGATCTTCCTGGGCGGGGTGACGTTCGAGGCGGGGCCGCAAAACATGCTCACGTCGGTGGCTTCTGACGTGGTGGGCGGGCTCGGAACCGTGTACGTGCCACAGTCGGCACCGCACCAGGGCGTGATCGCCTACACGAGCGGCCCGACCCACCCCGGCTCGGTGGTGTCGCACGTGCGCTTCCGTGGCGCGGGCAAAGCAATCACTTCTCAGCCGCCGTTCGAGCTTGGGAACTTCTCGTCACAGCGAAACCACATCACACCCAAGTTTGTGGAATCGGACGGGCGCATGTCGCCTCGGTACGACGCCACTCAGCCACGCAAGTGCCAGCCCATGATGTCCAACGGCGGCATCTACATGAGCCTTGAGGACTCGTGGCTCCACCACTCGAACGTCTCCCGCTACGCGGCAAATGATGAGTCGGCCGCTTCGGGTGCGGCACAGTCGGTCAACTACCGGGTGGTCCGCACGAAGATCGAGCAGATCACGAATACGCAGAACCGTCAGCCCCCGATCAACGGAGGGAACAGCCTCGGCGGGTACACGAACGCTTCCATGTTCGGTTTCGAGTCGTCGAACGCGCTGATTGAACTGATCGACGTGTTCGCGTCGGTTGATAACGATCAGAGCGTGGGCCAGGTGCCTACGCATATTCAGCTGACCAACACTGGGCCGAGCCGCAAGGGCGGGCTTGTGCGCGTCGTGGGCGGCGTGTGGCGGCACTCAAAGTTCGCACAGCTCGACGGGTACGTGACAATGCGCATTCAGCGGAGCACCGACTGGTGGGCGGACGGGTTCGACAACACTCTCGACATCCGCCCGAACGGTGTGCGCCTCATCCCGCACGAGTACACGGGCGCTTGGCCGCCGACGGCTGGGTATCTCGCGAACTACCCCAAGGAAACGCATTTCATCATCAACGGTGTAGGAACGGCAGGTAACTGATGGTCAAGCTTCGCAACAGTTTCGAGGGTGGCACCAACGCCATCGATATCACCCCTGGCAACAGTGGGGGCGTGTCGGGTGATGCGTTCGCAGCGGTCACCCCCACCACGCCATTCACGAACGCGCAAGCTCATTCGGGCGTGCTGTCGATGGGACTCCCTGCGGCGGCGACGGCGGGGTACGGGAGGTGGGCATTCCCGGCGACGAAGAACGTTGCGGTGCGCACCTATCACCGGCTGAGCGGGGCAATATCTGCAACCGATTTCGATGTGATGCAGATCCGTGTCGGCGGTGCCACGAACATCGCAACAATCCGCATCTCTGGGTACTCAACGCCCGCAGGCGCGCTCCGGCTTCGGGTCGGGTCAAGCAATGCTTGGACCGCCACGGCGGCACTCCCGCTGAACACGTGGTTCCGGGTCGAGGTGCTGATCGAGCAGGGCACCGGAGGGGCTGACGGGCGGATACGCCTGGCCTACTTCCTTGGTGATGACACCACGGCAGTGCAGGACTCCGGGTGGATCACCGGGCTCGCGCTTGGTGGTGGCGGTGCAGGGATCGACTCGGTCGTACTTGGTAAAACGAGTGGTGCCGCAAGTCCCGCTTCGTTCATGGACGACGCCGCCGCCAACACAGGGGCCGACTACACGGGCACCTTCATCGGGTCGAGCGTCGTTCCAGCGAGCCCCTCCCCCGTCGTCCTGTATGACGGCAATGAGTTTGTTGACCTTGACGTATATACCTATGATGGGGCCGCTTTTGTGCCCGTGGAAGCGCCGTGATCCACCTCACTGGTAGACTAGAGGGAGAGGCTTAAGGAGCAATCATGGAGTACCCTAACGGTAATCCCGGCGCGTACCCTGTCGATTTGGCGAGCCCCGTAGGGCAGTTCCGAGCGATGACGGGAGACTTGGCTTCAGAACCCTATGTCCCCGCTGAGCCGGGATTCCAGAACTTCTTGAAGTTTTCGGATGCCGAGATTCAAGGGTATTTGACGCAGGCTGACGGATCGATGAACCGGGCCATTGGGTACTCGTACCTGTACCTTGCCGGGCAGGCCGCAATGGAGGCCCTTGCGATCAAGGACTACGACCTCCAGGTGGACTCCACTAAGCGAGCCGCCGACCTTCGAGCGATTGCACAGATGTGGTTCGGGCTTGCGGACACGGACGACATTTCTTCTGCGGAGGAGGGCTTCGTTCTTGTACCCACCGGAACGAACTCGGGCGGCTTCACCCCTGAGCTTGCACCTCCGATCTGGGGTCGTCAGTACACCTCGTCCCCAGCGCGCCCAAGCGCCCCTTCAAACGGCGCTCCCGACCTAATCCC